GTTCTGCTCATAGAACCACAGAACGGCCTGTATATCCTGCTCTGACAAGCCTGTATCCTCAAGCTTGGCTTTCATCGCTGTAGTGAATTCTTCCATCCTACGGCGTTCTGTTGCGCTTCTAGGGCCACCAATTGGCAACCCTTTATTATCTTTCATGTTGCCAAAGTGGCGATTGTAGGTTCGGCTAAACCAAACGTCCTTTGTCGGACCCTCATAACCGTTTAGGTTTAACGAATATTTCCCGGTCTTGTCACCGAGAACCATTGCACCTAAATGCATGCTGTTCTTGCCGCCACTTAAACCTGAAGGGGCGCCACTTAAACCAGCAGCTTTTCTGACTGCCGTCAATTCTCCTAAAGTGTGAGGGGACAACCACCAATCGGCAAAGCCTTCTTCACCTAAATCTGTGATCAGCCTGTCGATTACTTTCATACCAGCAGCAACTGACTGTTGCTTTGCGCCCCAACCGGCTCCCTTTAACCCTTCGGTGACTGCGCCAGCTTTTGGCGGAGAGGTGGGTATCTTACCAGTTTTTTTGTATTGAAGCATCGCTGCTGTTGCAGCTTTTGTGTTTAGGTCTACGTTATTACCGATTGACGTTGGCGCCGCAAGCGCGGTCCAGATCACTCGATCCGTTTCGTTGTTACGCATACTCTTCAGCGCGGGTATTTCTGCCATCGACTCAAAAGTTGTTTTAACGTCCGTATCGTACCAGCCAGCGCCTGTTTCAGATTGCTTTAACTGGTAACCAACCTCGTCTGCTGCGGCGTCTATCGCTGTTCTAAAGTCTGCTTCATCGTATGGATCTAACTGCCGACCATATCGAGCCAAATGATCTTCTTCAAAGTAATCAACCAAGTCTTCAATTTTAGGTTTTTTGTTGCCCCTCGCCGCAGAAATATTTTTGACCTTCTGAAGCTCTTGCTCTCGGATCGTTTCATCGAATCGTATGGGGGCCGAACTGCCGGGTAATTGCGCCCCCAACATCGCTTCTTGTTGAACCTGAACGCCGGGAGTTGATGGCATTTCAAAGTTGACAGGTTGTGCAGTTTCAACAATGCCGGTTTCCTCGAACACCTCATCGCCTGACATCAAAGAGGTTGGCTTTTCCGCTACATCAGCAGTTGATGAACCTTTACGCCCAGCTCTGCCTATTAACGGGGCCATCGCGCCCAATCCCTTTAAACCTAGCAAGTTTAACGGGTCACCGATCATTTCAACCCCTGTTGCGTACAACGGGCTTCCTGTGATGTCCATTGCCTGCTGGCCCATGTATTCTGCCGGGGCAGTTAGCGGTGACAGTGTTTCACCAAACCTTTGGACGTACTCTTGGCCCTTCTCTGATTGCGGCATGTAAGTCATGGCGCGCTGTACGTCTTGAACTGCCTGAGCTGCCTGAGCAGGATCCCGGGTCATCGCCAATTGACCTAAGCCAGCCAAACCAGCAGGAACTGACGCCGGGAGTGCTGTGCCAATGGTCGCAGCAGCTTCGCCCAGCCCGGTCATTGAAGGCGCAGCGTCACGCCGAACTGGGCCGTAAGGCGTCATAATGTAGTCTTCTGTTCTGCGATCAGTTAGACCGCTTGAACTCAAGATCTGCATGGCTAGTTCGCGCATTGAAGCCATTGTTAGGTTTCCTCTTGGTAACTTTGCGAGGTGTCTTCGCCGGTCATCCTAGCAAGCATAGCAGCCGCTGCTGGTATCGCTATGCCGTACTTCTTGGCAATGGTGATCAGTCGATCATCGAATATGACGTAGTTCATCGAACGCTTGTCAGGGGTCTTGTGCCGGGTGAATGCGTCAGCGTATCGGACACCTTTAACGCCTAAATCCTTTAACGCTTCAGCCGCGTATTCTCCACCGTCCTCTTCTAGCCAACGAATTAAATCAGCACCAGTCGGGTTATCTCCTCTAGCCCCTGCGCGGTCATAAATGCCTTCTTCGGCATATTCCCACCAATCTGATTTCTTTAGCTTATCCAAAACTTTACTTGGCTGCTCGTCAATTAACTGATCCCAGTCAATCAACTCATCAGGCTCTACGTCGATGTTGACTTCGTACATGCTGCCCTTATCCACCGATGGAGGCTTGAATCCTAACCTTTCGGATTTTTCAATTGCCTTAATTACAGCTCTCATTTCACTCGCGTCTTGACCATCAGATTCCAACAATCTAGCTGTTCGCCTAGCGTCCTTTAGCGTTTCAGATAAATCACCATCGTTGTTGACGTATTGACGAGAAAATTGGTAAAGACTGTCAGAAGTTACCCCCTCATCGCTCAGGTCTAATCCTGAATCCTCCATAGATTTAATAAAATCTCGCTCTGCTTGAGCAAAACTGTTTCTTGCAGAAAGCTGTTTTTTATACCCCTTAGCAACATCCTCACTTTCAGTAAAGTACAATCCGCGACCATAAGCCTGTGCGCCTTCGCCAGTGCCTATCTTGCTTACATCAAACATCCCTAGATCAGAAGGCTCTCCAACCGGCTCGTACAGGCTAGTGTCGCTAACAATTTTCATGTGGACAGGGTTGTCCAACTCTACAACATAATTCTTTCCGGTTTCCTTGTTGATGTAGCGTTGGGCGCGAGGCATGTTATGCGGTGTGCCGTGGTAAGCCTTGATCCCTTGCCTGACCTGAGACGCAGCAGGCAGGAACGGTAGCGCACCGGCAGCGGTCAAAAGGTAATTAGGAATGTTTCTGGATTCAGGGTCGCGCATGTACATATCAACGTCAGCGGCTAGGCCAGTGACATCACCAACCCCGGGCACCAGCATCGTTGACATTGCAGCGGCGTCTAGCGGTGAAATTTCACCCTCACCGTAGCCAATCGGTAAATCAGGATCCTGACCGTACACGTTGGTCGGCTGAAGGACTGGGCCGGTTCCCGACCGACTCAGCAACTCCATCGCCAGTTCACGCATCGAGGCCATTTAGTAATCCTCTGGATTCAAGTAAAAGTGACGGCCCGGTACCAATGACTCTGGACCACCCTCGCGCATTGCAGCTTGAGTCTCATAAATCACGCCCAACATGGCCTCTAAAGCTTCTTCTTCGGTCATTCCTTGCTCTCGTAGGGCAAAGCCAACCTCGTTGTTCATGCGGTCTATATACTGCGTTCTTGGGTCTCTGCCAGACAAAAACTCTTGGCCCTGTTGCAAGTATTCTTTGCCCTGCAACAGACCACGCATCATTGGTGAGTCTCCGTACCTGTATGACAGCAATCCGTGATTGATTGCGTTGAAGTAGTCACCGTAGCGTCCGTCCTCAACCCGCTCGCGAGCATCAATTATGCCCTCATCGACCTGACGGTTTATAAAGTTCTTTGCAACCTCGCCAATATCTTGACGCTCTTCACCCCTGATTCCAACCATATTACCCGCAGAATCTATGACATCGTAAATGCCTCGGTCAACCGCCTGCATTATCGGTCTTAAAAACCGTTCTCGCGGGTCTTGGGCCATCAGCGCATGTCTCGGATCATGTCTTGAAGCAGCCGGGCGCTTCTGACGGACTTCTCTTCGGTCTCGTTCTCAACCCGGACATTGTCCTGCTGAATACCGGCTAGGGTTTCCATCGTTCGCGCCTGTTCAAGCTCAGTGCTTGCGCCGGTTTCTAATACTCTGGCCTGCTGCAACTCAGCATCCGCGATAGTCTTGACAACATCCGCCCGGGCCTTGGCCGCCTTCGCCGTGGCCTCTTCAGCCGCAGCCTGCAAGAACACCGCGTTTGGATCTGGCTGCTGATTCTGCATCGCCGCCATCATTTCCTCTGCCTCGGCCTCTGTGGGCTGTACAACCCCCATTCTGATCAGCTTCTGACGGAAGAAGTCACGAACCTCGCTAATACCTTCGCCCTCCATATTCATCATCGCCATCGAGCCTAAAACACTTTGCATCTCAGGGTCGCCAGTGATCTGCATCATCCCGGTGAGTGCCCTAACTGTCGCGCTGCGCTTGCTAGATGATGACGGGCCAACGTCAACGTCAACGTCAAAGCTTGCCTTGGTGAGATCGTTCTCGGTGATCACCTCGCCAATTTCGCTGATCGCCGGGGTCATCAGGGTGATCGAGTCAACCGTATCGGTCACA